GTGTTTTGTGAGGATGTGGTGTTGGACTGAAGTGCAGATTCACCTAAAGAAGTGTTGTAAGAACCTGTGGTGTTGAAATAGTTTGCATATCTTCCGATTGCCGTACTGCTTGTGCCAGTTGTGTTTGTAAAAGCAGCTTGCATGCCGACAAAAGTGTTATTACTAGCTGTTGTGTTTTTACCTGCTTGATAGCCAATAAAAGTGACTTCTGCGCCAGTTACGTTTGCATAGCCAGCTTGGTAGCCTACGGCAGTGTTGCTTGAGGCTGTGGTGTTGGAATACAACGCTTGCTCGCCTACCGCAATATTGCTAGACCCCGTAGTGTTTGCAACAAGCGCCTGAAAGCCAAAAGCGTTGTTGTAGTTGCCAGTAGTTGTAGCGTTTAAGCTGTTATAGCCAAACGCTTGGTTGTGACCACCTGTTGAGTTAAATGCCAAAGCACTAGCACCCACCGCAGTGTTGGTAGATACTGAGCCAGCGCCTTTGCCGACTGTGAGGCCTTCAATAATGGCCTTGCTACTAAATGTCTTTACACCAGCAACTGTTTGATCACCTGTTAGTTTAACAACTGCATTATCAGCTGCATAGCCTGCTGAAGCATGGTTGCCCCACCCATAAGCTGTATCAGCTTTAGTTCCTTGAGCAGCTGTGGCATAAGCTGTAGCATCTGTGGTGGCAGCAGTGCCTAGACCCAAAGATGTTCTACCAGTAGCAGCTGTGAGACCTGTAGCTCCACCATCCCATTTAAGTCTATCAGCATATGCACTATCTGCTGTTGTTCCTTGAGCAGCTGTAGCATAGGCTGAAGCAGCAGTGGTTGCAGCAGTGCCTAGCCCTAAGTTTGTTCTAGCAGCTGAAGCACTGGCTAAGTCTGAGAGGTTGTTAGTAGATAACAAAGCACCAGACAAAGAAGCATAAGCAGCCACCCATGAGCTACCCTCATACACTTTCATTGCCTCATCTGTTGTATTATAATAAAGAGCACCAGCAGCTAGAGCATTACCATCATTATCAACTGTTGGGTCTGTTGTCTTAGCTCCTAAATATCTATCATCAAAACTATCAAGAGCAGCCAAGGCAGCATCTTTAGCAGCCGTAGCTGTACTAGCTGATGTTGATGCACTAGATGCGCTAGAGGCTGCATTAGTTGCAGAGGTTGCTGCTTCTGATGCTTTGGTTGTAGCAATGCCAGCTTGTGTTGTAGCTGTAGAAGCAGAGGTAGAAGCAGAGCTTGCAGAAGAAGATGCGTTAGTAGCTGAAGTAGCAGCAGCAGTCTGTGCTGTCTCAGCAGCAGCTTGAGCAGTTTCGGCAGCAGCTTGTGCTGTCTCTGCATTAGCTTCAGCAGTTTCAGCATTAGCCTCTGCTGTCTCTGCATTAGTCTCTGCTAGTTCAGCAGCTGTCTTAGCTGTAGCAGCAGCAGAGGCACTGGTAGAAGCAGCTGAAGCACTTGTAGAAGCAGCCGATGCACTAGTAGCAGCAGCACTAGCAGAAGCACTTGCAGCACTAGCAGAAGTAGCAGCAGCGTCTGCACTTGCATCAGCAGCAACAGCACTAGCAGCAGCCTCTACAGCCTTAGCCGTAACTGCTGCGTAGTTAGCATCGGAAGTGGAATCACCTGTCCCACCAATACCACGGTAAACGCCCATATGTTCTCCTTGTTATGAAAAGAGCCTTGTGTGTGTAACACGCAAAGCCCCTTGCAAAACAAGAGAAGCCCCTTGTGAGGGCCTCTCTGTGCTATTAAGCGCCTACAGCCATCAAGACACCTGCATCAGCACGGAGCACCTTAGTGCCGTACAACATGTCAGAGGTGAACAAGTTAGCCAAGAACTCTTGCTTGTATTGAGTTTGTGAACGGACAGACATTTGCTCTGCCAACACAGCCCAATCTTTGTGAGCCAACAACGCACCCTTAACACCTGTTTCCAGAGTTGGGCAGTTGCTAGACACAACGACAGGGATACCATACAAGTTACCCACTTCACCGTTACGGATGGTGTTTTGACCACCGATCTCGCCAACGAATGCTTGCTCAGTGTAGCGAGCTGTACCGTTCAAAGCGTTACGCAATGAAGGAGGAACAACCAACACACGACCGTCCATAGGCACATCAGCGTCATCCAAATACTGGATGGCACGGCGGAAACCAACGTCAGCGAAAGCGCCAATGTCAGAAGTACCGTCTGCGTCATAGGCTTCCAATGCACCTGTAGAAGTGTTGAATTGGAATGAACGAGTGTGAGTGTAGTCAGAGCCATCGCCATCACCCAAAGATTTCACCAAGGCCCACAATGCGTCATCCACATCTTTAGCCATAGCGTAACCAGCATCGTCAGTGTAGTGACGGCGCAGGGTTGGCAACGATTGAGTTTCAACGATGTCTTCGATGAGGTAAGACACTTCTTTGTGTTGGTTCAACAAAACCACCACTTCAGATTGGCTCAAGTTTTGCAGAGTAACTGCGGTGTTCTCAGCCTTAGCAACGGCAGCGAGGCCACGGCTAGGAGCTGGGATGTGGAGAGAGTCACCCTTTTTGCCTTTGAAGCTCATCTTGCGAACGAACTGGCTCAACACCATGTTCTTTTTGTAAGCAGCGATGATCTCATCAGACCAAAGTTCAGGGGTGAAGTTAGTTGCTTCGGTTGCGCCGACTGCGCCGCCTTGTGCTGGGTAGGTAGAAGTTGCCATTTTTAAAAGTCTTTCATAAAGTTATTAGATTACACGTTTCTCTTGGTACGCCAACATAATTTCTGGTTGGAGTGCCATGTAACGGTCTGGATCATTTTGCATGAGTGCCATAATGTCAGCACGCCGATACTTCTTTTTGCTTGATGCCTCACCAGTTCCTCTTACAGAACCAGTTGAGCCTTGCTTAACCTGTCTAGCTCTCTCTTCTTTTTGCATCTCAGCTTCACGACTCACCATCTGCTTACGTTCCTTCCATGTAGAAAGGAGTTCATCAGCAGCATCAAAGTCATAACGCTGATCTGCTCTAGAAAGAAGTTCGCTTCTCACCTTGCTCTTACTCACCCACTCAGAAAATCCTTCATCATTCAAGACCGCTTGATAATCTGGATGGGCGCTTTGCAGCTGTTGTAAGGCTGCTTGCCTTGCGAGTTGTGCGTTAAGTGTTTCAGCTTCCTTAATCTTTGGATGCTTAGCTACAGCTTGTTCAATTGCTCTTTGAGGGTCAGAGAAAAAATCAATCTCTTCGTCCTGCGGGGCTTGTTTTGTAACGGATTGGGTTTTAACAAAATCATCTACAATACGTCTAAGTTCACCAACTTCTTTACTGTGTCTGCCCATCAGCTTCTCAGCCTCTTGGTGCATACGAATAATTTCAGCTGGGCTCTTACCCTTATATCGTTCAGGAATCTCTTCCTCTTGTGGTTGGTTGTCAACTACAACTTCATCAGCTGCTTGTTGGTCTTCTACAATGTTAGAAACTTCCTCAGTTGATTGTTCTAAACCTTCGTCAATAAATTGTGCCATATAGTCTCCGTGCTTAATAGCATTATGGAAAAGTTCTAAGAAACTCTTACGAGTTTCGCTTATTTTCTATCGTCATCTTCTCTTTTCTAACAGCTTCCCATTTCCTGTGGGCCCCGGGGAAGTCGCCAGTAAGCCCTTCAAGTTTTACTTGAGGGGTGGAGATTTGTCTCGATGATAGAAGGCCACATTCAGGACAAGTTATTTCCTCTTCCATGCTTGAGGTAAAATGTTCTGTGATGTGACCCTTGGGACATGCATAATCAAATGCCCTAACCGCCATACGTAGCCTCGTAGTGTTGTTCAATAAGAGGTTGGTAGCCGATAAGACGAGTGAGTAGCTCGACTTGTCCCTTTCTTTGCCAGAATTGTTCTGCACTTGGGATGGTGCTTACATCTTGTAGCCCTTTGAGGTTGTCCTCTAGGTCTTCTTGATAAAGCTTCCAACCGTCTGATGCAAACAAGCTGATAAGATGGTCGTAATATTCTCTGTCTGTCATAACATTTCTCCTATGTTGGATGTTATGTGGTTATTATACCACAAAAAGCCTGACATGTCAAGCTCTTTGTGTACTTTTTAGTTACATTCCCTGCATCTGCTTGGCTACAATAGCTTCTTTGCTGGTAATTTCACGTTCTTTCAGCACCAGTTCAGCAAGGCGAGCTCTCTTTTCAAACTCTTTATCACCCTTATCGTCTGGTTGTAGGCTACCTGACACTGCTTTGATGCGATCTGTCTCAAGTTGTGTAGGAATTGCCTGTGCTTCTGTCTGATATTTGATGGCACGGCCTTGGCTCTCAGCTGCCTGAGCCTGCAACAGCTCAACTTGAGCCTGCATGGTAGCCATTTGCTGTTCCATCTGTTGTTGTTGGGCTTGTTTAGCCTCTGGATTGGGCTGGCTTAGCTGTTTTAGCTGAGCAATGAGCTCTTCTCTGTTAGACAATGACATATTATCCACCACTGCTTCCACCAACATAGGGTACATTGGGGAGTCTTGGCCTAATGTCTGCAACAGTTGCACCAATTGTGTAACTTCATACTCACGAGCAATGACACCCAAGGAGCTGCTTGCTACAAACTTGAAGTCTTGAGCAGGGAAGTTCTCTGGATCATATTGCATGTAGCGATAGGCACTCTTCTCAATGAGAGGAATTAGGAAACAGTCTTGGAAGTTAATCAATGTACGCTTGTGACGCTTCATGATGGCTCCAAGAGACATGCTCACAGCACCAGCAGCAGCTTCGCCATTAACCATACCAGACATACCACCAGAATCAATAGCACCTGTAGCCATCTGCACCATCTTCTGGAGCTGGTCAGCTTGAGCAAATGTAATCTGGTCAACGCTACCAAACTTAAATGGCATCAACACTTCATTTGGGTTGCCATTAGTTAGAATGTTCTTGCCGGGTCTTACTTCCAGCTTAGCACCTCTAGGCATACGTGTAGCGTCCATAGCCATCATAGGATGGACAGTCATAGCCAAGGCATCAATACGAGCACGAAGCTCTGCATCAAGGGCTTTCTGGCTGTTGTAGCCCTTCTCACAAATGCCACGGCCCCAGAAGCGTCCGGGAACCACATCCCAAGGGAAGGCAACCACAGGACGGTCTTGCATCATGAAGGGGTTGGCTTCAACCTTTAACAACACACCACCGTTAGCAATGATGATGATGGCTTCTGTATACTCGGGTTCTTTCTCGTCTTCTGCTTCGTCATCAGCTGGTTCAACATAGTCTTCACCAGACATGGCTTCTTTAAACAAGTCGGTAGGAACTAAGCCAAAATACTTAGTGAGTCTCACCTTGTCGTCTGTATACATTGTCAGGTCTTGATCAGGCTCTAAGTCTTGATCAGGAGCTGCTTGTTCGATGTCTACATCAAAGTAGATGCCCTTCTCAATGTTCTGTTCCACTTGATGCTTAGGGACAAACTCATCAATGGCAACACCTAGAGCTTCTTCGATGGTAGGAGAAGCTGGATCAATTAGGAAGTTCTGTGGAAGAATAGGTCTCCACTTCACAACCTTGCGTTGCTTCTGCATAACACCAACAGCCTGCATAGCACCGTCTAGGATGGGCTGTGTAGAAGGGACAAGTTCTGTCACCTCATCCAACACAACTTCCATACAGCCTGTACCATACACAGCTGCGTTCAACAAGGCTTCAGCAATTTGTCTACGGCCCTTGTTAAACTTAAACTCTTCTTCCAAACACTGACGCATGTAAGCAACATCACTGTTCTCTTTATCTTTGTGGTCATCCTTAATATCAAACCACTTACCACGACCAAACGTAGCTTCTTCCACCTCGGCAACGCTGCTCTCAACAGCTTGCTGCAAGGCAGGAGCAATGAGCTTACTACGCTCACTCTCACGTGTTTTGTCCTGTGCATCCCATTGACC